GAAAACCCTTTCTTGTATGTCTTTCCGTTTAACTTCAGTTATTAGAAATTTGTCAGAACCAAAGATGTGTTTTTTAGTTAATTTTACAATATCACCTTTTTTAAATGATTTCATCAATAACTCCCATTTTTTTACATTCTTCTGGATCATAGTATCTATCTAATCCAGAAGTTATTACTTTTTTCCAATATTTTTCATCTTTTTTTGTATATTCAGCTAAAAATTTGATATATCTAAGTTCTTCATTCTTAAATTGTTTGATATATTTATCAATATCTCTAATAGATCCTGTTTCTCCACCTTTTGCATTATGTACCATTACCCATGCTAATTTGCTCATTCTACGATCTTTTGATACTATCAAAGGGAATACTGCAGCACTACAAGCATGTCCGTATATAGTTGCAATGAATTCACAATTAGAAGCTAATATTCTACCTGCCATAGCCATTCCTACATGATAATCTCCACCTTCAGAACAAATGTCAAGATAAATAGGATCTTCATTTTCTTTTTCAAAAGTGGATACTTCTTCATTGAACTCTTCAAAATCGTCAATATCCCCAAGAGTAATATGTCTTCCTTTACGCTTAGATTTCTTTTCCATTTTTTGTTGTTGTTTTATAAACTTAGTATCCTCAGACATAATACCTCCAAATTAAAATGGTACGTCACAATCCTCTAGTGGATATTCTTCAACTACAGCATAAACATTATCTAGTTCCATGATTTCTAAATCCATTCCATTCATTCTAAGTCTTTCTCTTTTGGATCCATAATAAATCTTAAGGCCAACTGGATAATTAGAATCATTAGAAAATATAATAATTCCTAAAGAATCAGTAACTGTTGGCATTACAAAAGGTGCATTCGAATTTTCATCTTTCTTTTGTTGTTGTTGCACTGCTATTTTATTGTTTATCATTTTTATTTTCAATTTTTTCTTCCTTTTTCCTAGAGATTCTATCAATAGTTAATTTAGTTACTACCTTCTTTTCTTTTTCTCCAAAAGAAGTTGATTTAGTTTCTCCAACTTTCATACCAATTACTGATTCTTCTACTTCTTTAGCTATTGCAAAAGGTGGATTTCCTACATCAATCATCATATGATCTGAAGCTTTAGAAAATTCTTTATCAGTCAATTTTTTAGTAGAGATATTAAGTCTTACTAAATCACCTTTCTTTACTGCATCTGTTACTGATTCAACTCCACTTAATTCATCTTCTAAATCAGAAACTTTATTAGATAGATCACCTTGAGTTAAACCAAATTCTTTCATAGCTATTTTTTCTAAAGCCATGATTCTAAGATACATAGAATCTAGATTTTTTTCTAGACTTTGTTTCATCACACCAAAGTAATTTTGAATAGTACCTTGGATAAAAGGTTCTAAAGCTTTTCTATTTTCTTCTGCAATCAATTGTTCATATGATCTTGTTGGTTTAAGTGCTTGTTTTTTAACTCTTAAATCTTTTTTCTTTCTTCGGTTTTCCTTGTTGGTTTTTACTTGTTCTGTTACTGATTTGGTAGCTTTCTTTTTAGTCATTTATTTCTCCTTAGTGTTTTAAATGCTTGTTTAATATGTTTAAAAAAACCGTAACTTTTAAGTACAGTTAATTCATTACTAAAATTTAAGACTGCTTTTTCTAAAGCGGTAATATAATGCGGTACTAATAAAACTTGATTAGTAACAGGTCTTATAAAATCTAAACCTTTGAAATCAAAAATATATCCAGGTGTTGTGTTTTTAACTTTCCTTACGAATTCTTCAGTATATTTTTTATCAATTCCACAATTTTGTAGTAGTTTGTAAGTTGCCTCAGATGGTTTAAAATGAGATTCCATTTCATCCATAGTATCTCTCATCACTTGGTCTATACCTTCAAGTGGAGTTCCTTTCTTGTCAATGTCAAATTTGGAACCATCTCCACCATTTAGAAGATCTTTTTGAATAGAATTACTGGTGGTTTTATCAATTTCTACATCTGTAACTTTTAAATTTCTTTCTTTCATATCAATCCTTATGCAATTATGTCTTCTAACAGAACTTCTATTGATTTTCCAGTTTGAAGTTGAACTACTACATTAGGAGCATCTAGACCCACTACTACTCCAGAAACTGATTCCCCATTTAAGTTAACTTTAACATTTTTATGATCTAAGTGTCTGTTATTTAATGCAAATCTTATTTTATCAGATGAATTTGCTCTAGTAATTGGTAGTTTCGGTTTTGGGTTTTTAGCCAATTTTGTTACATCTGATTCACCCATTATAGGAATAGTGGTATTTGGTTTTGAGACTGCATTTTTAAGTTTAATTCTATTAGCCATTTCTTTTAAAATATCTACTTCATCTGTAGTAAAAACTGAAGTTGCTTGAGTTTCTTCTACATCATTTTCAATCATTTCAATCTTATTACTTATAAAAGTGTCTAATTCAGCTATAGTATCTAAATGATACTTTTCAGAACATTCCATTTCTTCGTTGATTTTATTAAATATTAATTGATAAAATTCAATTTTATTCATTTTATATTTAAGTTTGAACATTTGTTCTTCTAAAGGACTAGCTTGTTTTTCAGTTTGATTTATTTCTCTAAATTTAGCTTCCTTCATGGGTGATCCTAATATTACCTTTGTAGATTTTGATTTTGTATTCTTATTTTTCTTTTTAGACATTATATAGACTCCTTGCAACAATCTTATATACATCTTATCAAATTTTAACGAAAAAGTAAAATTAAGAACTAACTTTATTTTTAATATATTCTTTCCATTTATCTAGACCAATAAATTCAACCTTACCACCTGAAATTACCTTCCAACCTGGTCTAAGTTCGAGCAATTGAGAATCTCTACAATTAGGATGGGTAGCTAATGAAATTGCTCTCCATTCACTTGCTTTTTTACCATAGTTACTACCATTAGCTAAAAGGGTATCTAAACGATAAACTTTTGGAGATCCGTCTGAATCTATGTAGAATCTTCTACAATACTTACAAGTTCTTGAATCATTTGGATTTATACGATAAACATAAACATCAGAAATATCATTTCCTACGTTATCTGCAACAATTCGATCAATACTTCCAGCTCCAATTGCATTACTCATTTCGGTTCTAGCAACCCTTCCCCAATTTCTATTAAATTCACCAGTTAAATCTCTTAACTGTTGTTTAACTTTACCTAAAGAGCTTTCTTTTACCAAAATGTCAGTGGCATCAGGTCTATCTAAATTTGCTAAAGCATTGAATTTATAAGCATTGTTATTTTCTCTTAACAAAGCTTCAAACTTAGAAGTTACTCCTTGTTTTATTTTTTCTATATAATGTTGAGTATTTTCATTTAAATGTTCAATTGCATATCTAGTAGCTTCATCTGCTTTTAAAATACCCGCTTTTTGTTGAAGTCTCATATCTGATACTGATATTGGAGCATCAATTTTTCCAGTTTCGTTTAAAACATTGTGATGATAAACTAACTCCAAAAAAGATTCTTGAGAATCAATATCTACTCCTAACTTTTGAAGATCTAAAAGCTCTTTTTTTGTAAATACAGAATTTCCTAAAACGGAGATAGTTAGCTTATTGTAATGCTTATCTATGATATTTTTTATTCTTTGAAGGGTTTTTTTAGAAGTTACCATCAGAATACTCCCGATCAATCTCTGCTACTACTTCGTTTAACATTTCTTGAAACATTAATTCATGCAATTTTGCTATTTTATTTTCAAGATCATCCATAGCAGGATCTTCAAACTTTTCTGAATCGTGAATATCACCAGATTTGTGAAGATTTAAAGCTTTTAAAAGCTGTTCTTCAACTTCTTCTCTAGTTTCTCCGTTTTTTAGTATTATCTTAATTCTTGCCATATTGTATTACTTCTTTTCTTTATCTATATAATACTCTATTATTAATGGTTTGTAAAGTCCTTTTGATTTTTTTAATGATTTTGCTACATTTGCTTCTGGAGCTCCCTCTTCTTGTGGAGCTGGAGATTCACCAAACATGCCTGAAATTAGATCATTCATTTCTCCATCTTGTTCTTCTTCTTCTTCAGTTGGAGCTGCTTGATCTCCACCCATCATAGCTGCTTCTGTTGCTTCTTTTCCTTTTTCTGAAAATTGAGCAAACCATTGAAAGTAAGTAGGTTCTAAAATCATATCATCCATACCTGGAAGTGGATTTAAACCATTTTCATCTCTAACTTCATTAACAGTTTTGAAAGCTTTAATTTCTTTAAGATTTCGCTCCAATGATTGAGTTTTTGATTCATCATCAATACCTACAAATTCCAATTTGAAATCTGAATCTAAACGATCTATAATATTGACGTTTATATAATTTTCAATAAATCTCAACAAAGGTCTTAAACCTTTATCTTTTGATATTTTTAGCTTTTCTTCTGTATTATCTCCAGATAAACCACCTTTCTTTTCTTCAACGCCAATTCCAACTTCTGTAGGATCAATTTGATAGATAGCACATATCATTTTTATTAAGTATTCCATCCACATTTTGAATTCAATGTCAGAATGTGATTGAGTTAAAGGTATCCATTTAACATCATCAGATCCGGCAAATATAGGTGTTTGAAAGCTATTTTTAGAACCTTTGATCATATGATGCCATTGTTGACGAACAGTTTCCAATTTTCTTCTGTTCAAAGGTGCTTGAATATGAAGTATCCCTTTAGCTGAAAACCCTTGAGTAAAGTAAGCTTTGTTGTAATATTCAGTATTCATATGAGAAGTTACTAAACTAATTAACAATTCCAATTCAGTAATTGAATACCCATTTGAATAAATATCAGTTGTTAAATTTCTCATTCCTAACAGCAATTCATCTTCTGTATAAGCTCTTTCTATTTTACCTTGAATAACTTGAACATATTTATATTTATCTGCTTCTAATAATTCTTCATCAAGTTCTAAAACATCTCTTTCTTCTTTTAAGTAATCCACTTGTCTATCTGCATACATGAAATCCAAATTAGCAGTTCCAGTAGGAAAAGTTTTATAACTTTTTAAATCTGGAGTTGAAAATTTGACAGTAGATCCGTCAACTGGAATAAATGAATGTAATTTAGAAGCTTTATCTGGAATTAATTCTGTACACATTTTATCATAAGTTAGAGTATCACGAACCCAAGCTCTTAAACATGAGTCAAAATTCCATCGTTTTGATTCAAACGGTCTTCCTTCTTCTTTTCCACATTTAACAATGAAGTTTTCTAAGAATTTCTTTCTCTTTTTAACATCTTCATTCATTTTAGCTTTAGCTTTTCGCTCCAATTCAAAGTCATATTTTTCATTTTGATCATCTGAATTAGAATCATCAATACTTGAAGTTGATTCCATTTCTCCATTTTCGTTTTTAACTTCTTCAATTTCTTGAGAATCATTATCATCTTCTTTGACTTTTTCTCCAGCTAATTCTTTTTTAACTTTTTCAAGGTAAGCAGGTTCATCTTTTAATTTGATCATGAATCCTTGATCTTCTTTTTCAGATTTTACTAACTTAGAATAAGAAGCTACTAGATTTTGTCTAGTTTGGATAATAGCAGCTACTGCTGTATTTTTGATACTCATTTGCTTTAAGTATTCATCAGTCAATCTGTATGGTTTTTCTTTATAACCCTGTGAATTTATTTTATAATTTGGATCATCTGTGATCGCTTTAGCATAGAAATCATCTTCTTCTTTTGCTGGTATTTCATTCATTGTTAAGTTTTTAGCTTTCAAAATTTGAGAATCCAACCATGCATCACCTGCTTGAATAACTTTATGAAAAATTGAAGTTTTCTTTTCAGACATTAGAACTCCTTATATTTGAACTGAAATTATATCAACATTAGCAGCACTTCCTGAAGCATTACTAATTGTGAGAGCTGATATAACACCTCTTGTATAATATACAAAGGCTTTAACTGTTGCAGTTTTAGGACTTAAAACTAAGGCATCACTTGAACCATTTAATTTTATTGATATTTGTTGATCTGTAAATATCAAAAGATATTCAGTTGCTGCATCTGGAAGAACTATAGTGTAATCTGTGGTAGCATCTGCTATTGATTCTCTTCTACGAAATACTTCAGTTGCTGCAGACTCTTCAACTGTATTTTTAACTTTATCAGCATCAGCTGGATTATTTGTTAAAGTTCCTTCATATGCCATAAAATCTATAATACTTTTTACTTTTTTTGCCATTTTTTACTCCAAAGTTACAATTATCTTTAAATTATATCATATAAGCTATCTAAAAAGAAAAATTTGTACCACCATCTTCATCATCATCTTCTTCAAGTACTGAATAATGAACTAATTTTCCAGTATCTGGGTGTATTACATATTCATCAGAATTATCTGTAATATCATATCCATAATCTTCTGCTAACATTTCAGAAGATGGAGCTTTAAAAGCTCTACCATTATTCCTATCAACTGGAATTCCATAATCTTTTTGGATTGCTGAAACTTCCATATTAGATTCCAAATTGCCGTCTTGCTCAATTGCTATAAAACAAGCAATAGCTAATGAATCAGCATAATCATCAGAACCACCTACGGGATGTCCTATTTTAATGGTTCCAGTTCCAGTTTGTTCTACTACTAATTCTTTTAATTCTTTTGTTTGAATTTCATTATCTAATAAATCCAATTGTTGTGAATGTGTAAGTCTTTTTAAATTATAATAAATTTGTTTTTTAGTTTTAGGTACGAATGGTTTTTCTATTAAAGTTACTCCATATTTAGAAAAAATTTCCCTAAGAGTATAAAAAGCAAATTGATCTGCATACACTTCATTTACACCAAATTCTTTGCAAATTACACTAATATATTTTGCTACTTCATGAGCTGATACTGGTTCTAAACTAGAACCTTGCCAACCCTTAGATACATATTGTGCTATTCTATTTTCTAAATGACCTACCACTGAAAATGTAAAAGCATCATTTACAAATGCAGCATCAATTGCAGCTTTATAATCTACCTTTATATCTTTTGATTCTGGTGGTCTGAATGTTATTCCTTTTAATACTGCCAAATCTATTAGTTCTGGAAATATAAAATTAGATATGGAATCAGCAAAATTTGATCTATATTCTACATTAAATCCTATTGAATCTAATTTTTGTTCTATATAATATTCTTCTTTGGGAATTATTGGATTCATCATCCAAGTTGGAGCTTTAAAAACTACATAAGAATCAGGCAACTCTTTATCAATCCATCTTTTGAATTCATCATATAATACACCTTGTTTAATTAAAGGAGATGATAATTTTATTAACATTGCAAAACTTCCAAATTGTTTTAAAGCTGGTCTTACAGCTTTTAATATCTTTTCATCAGTTTCTTGCAATCTATCATCAGAATTCCAATGTGCAATTTCATCACAAATTACCATACAAGCAGCTATTCCTCTGGTTGTCTTTGAGGAAGCAGCACCTACTTTAATTTGAACTTGGGAATATTGTTTTTTATTGTCAACTTTCCAAGGAATCTTCAAATTCATAGTAGCAGCTGTATTTTTTCTTCTTTTATTGATTAAATTTGATAAAATTGGAGAATTTACAATCATTTGTCTTATCATATCTAAAACTTCATCGGAAAATTCTTTTGAATGTGATAAAATCAAAACAGTTGCAAATGGGGTTTTATATAAAAATGGGGACCAATTAGTTATGACTGAAGTATAAATAGCTAAAATAGCAGTTATTGTAGTTTTTCCAGATCTTCTACCACATATTAGATCAATTACATTTTTTTGAATATTGTTAAAAACATAATTGATTCCAGTTAAATATTCATAGATTTCTACTTCAGTTAAATGTTGATCTTCTAAAGTAAAATCAGATGTTGTTAAATCTTCCATGTTTACTAACTTTTTAAGCTTAGAATCCAATTTATAATTAAAGATTACTTTAAATATTACTTCTTGGGTAGGAGATGGATCAAAATCTATAAAACCCTTTGCTTTTATGAAATTATTAATGGGATCTTCTTTTATTTTCTCTACTAATTTGGGAAAAATAGCTTCAAATTGATCTTTTCCCATGTTTTCGAATTTTTCAAATATATCACTCATCTTTCTTTCTCTCAAATATTTCAGAAAAATCATCTTCATTTAAATCAATGATGTCTGGATCTTCATTTTCTTTAACAATTTCACCTTTACTTGAGAGATACTCCAACTTTTCTAACATTACTCGCATCCCTTCGGAAACGGTTACACTATCTTTTAAGTTTCGTATCTCGTGGTTAATGTTAGGTATTTTTAAAGGGATTGGCATTGAATTTGTATCTAATAAAATTTTACCTGTATTTTCATGAATTTTGAACAGATGTTTATGTCTAGCATAATAAGCTGCATAATTAGCCATTATTGCTTCTAATTGTTTTAATTTAAGACTTTTGAAGCCATTTTCTAAATCTAACAATTTTTTGGCATTATTAACTTGTGTACTTTGTATGAAATTGATTCCACTAGTAATATAAGATTTTCTCAAAGCGATCCAATTTTCATCTTCTGCAAATTTCTTAATTTGAGATATTTTTAACTTATATGTTTGAGCTAATTCATGTAAAGTAAGTCCATCAGCAATAAATCTCGATTTTAAGACATCAATGGTTACACCCTTTTTAGATTTTTCTTTTAAAATAGTTATTTGTTTATCTTTTTTTCGATCATCTTTCATAAAATGTTATATACCTTGTTACATTATAACACTTTGCTTAAAAAAAGTAAAATGTTATTTATATCTTTCTACTAATTTTTGATAAATTTTACGTTTTGTTTTACTTGAACTATTATACCTAGTCCACCAAATATATTCTCGTTTTTTATATCTTTTCTTAAAATCGGATAAAACCCTCAAACCTGCTTCTACACTATATTCTAAGTCAGTTAACAATTTATTCAAATCAAAATTGAAATTTTCTACAGTTTTTAAATGAATTTGAGAAATTCCGAAATCTGAAAATAACTTGTCTTTTATCTTTTTGTTAGCAATTTTAGAACAATTTTTGGTAAAAGAAGAAGCCACACAATTTAAAAATCTATGTAATTTTTCGATATTAGATGGATTTCTATAACCATAAGAATAACCTTTAGCTGTTAAAATGTATCTGGATTCTTGCATTAAAATAGCAGTAAAGAGTCTGGAATTTATTTTATACTTTTTAGCTTTATTATAAATTATATTAGATAATTTTAAAGCGTAATCTTTATTTAGTCTTTTTCGGTTTTTTACGATTTGGCAATATATCGGATTTCTTTTGCAATTTGTCTTTTTTGACCAACTTTTTGTTGGTAGTATCATTAGTAAAATCATCAGACTTATTAGCTTTGTTAGCTTCATGTTTAACTCCAATCTTCCTTAGTTGTTTTACTGATTTGTCAAATATTGGTTTTTTTAAAATGATTCTTACTGCAAATGCTGGTAATAATTGTTGGATGTTTTCACTTAAATTCATCATTAAATCTTGTTTTGAGGATTTAAAGAAGAAAAATTTAAGTTTTAAATAGATTAAAATAGTTTTTTTATTTTTATCAATTATCAATTCTAAATCTTTAATCTTTTTTGAGATTGAAAAAATGTTCAAGTATAAATGATTTAACAGTTGAGGATTTTCTACCATTTCCATTTCATACATCCAAGAAATAGCAGAGTTTAAAAATTGTTCTTTTTCAGTATTTTTATTCATAATACAATATTAACATATTTTCTAAGATTTGTAAAGTTTATTTTATTTTTAATGCTGCAATTCCCAATCCGATAGCATCGCAGACATCATTATCATATGCATTATTTTGGACATCAAATTTTAAATTATAATGATCGTTTACAAATCTTTGAGCTAAGTCTTTTTTAGTGATAATTGGAAGTTTCTTTGAACCTTTTTTGAGTTTTTTATTAAGTTTTTTATTTTCCTTATTGTTTTGTTTATCAGCTGCAGTTAAAACTAATTTCAAAGCAGGTCTCCAACCTTTTAATCCATCAGAGTCTATGTATTTGGTGGTAGCAAACATTTCTTTATTGTAATTAGAAATAGCATACCAAAGCATGATATGAAAGCCGTCCAGAGTCTTCTGGCCTAGACGATTTTTTCCTCGATTTATCTCTTCAATTACAATTTGATCTGGATTTTCTCTAACAATTATTTCCATAACTAAATCTGTGATTCTAATGATTTTTTCAAGTTGTTGAACTGGATATTTTAATTTGGATAAACCTTTTGTGGAAGGTCTTACAAATCCATGATTTAAAAGCTTTTTTGAATCCAAATCAAATACAGCGTAACCTGTTGAAGTTGTTGATAAATCAAGACTTAATAATTTTTTCAATTGATCTCCTTATCTATCACTAATTTTCTTTCTTTTTTTGCCATTATCTAAAAAATTAACATTAATACTTTGTTCAGTTGCTCCATTAGCACGATTGATTTGAATATTAGCATCTAAGTCATTCTCCCTAGAATGGTTCCTAGCTCTTTCTCGCAAAATCTTATCTTGATTTTTTAACTTAGATGTACCAGTTGCTTTATTAGCTGGTTCCATCATTTTGGAATTTGGAGATGAAATTACTTCTATATATATATTTAAATCTAATTTTTTTAAACTTTTTATTATTATTCCAGTTTTTTTATGTTTATAATATTTTAAGGCCATTATTTACCTATTTGTCCAAAGTGATGGTAATCTAGGAATTGATTGATAGCGTGGTGACATTTTTAATTGAATTGTTTTTAAATTTGTTAGAAGATATTGTACTTCTGACAATCTTAATTGTAATACTTCAATAGATCTTCTTAAATCTTCTTGATCTTTTACAACCTCAACATTTGAAGGTTGTTTACCTAATTTATGTATTTTTACTTTCATTTCATTTATTTCATTTATTTCATTTTTAATATTGGATTTTTCATTTTCAATACTATCTAGCATAATAAGTAATTGAAATTCTGAAAAAATTATAGAGTTTACATGTTTATCTTTTAAATTTTCATATAAACCTAATTGATTTTTGTATTTCTTTTCAAAATACTCAACATCATTTCTTGCAATTTTTAAATCATTTTTTAATTTTTTATTAAACATTACACACTCCTACTTACTTTATCTTTTAATTCTACTTCGAATGTTTTACTTACAATACTATTAAAAATAGAATTATGTTCAATCATTAAAGTAGATCCTTTTAATTTTTCTAATAAATTCAGACACTTATTCATGGTAATTTCTGATAAATTCTTGAAATATTCGTCTAAAATTCTTAAATTAAACTGGGTATTTTTACGAGAAGTTACAATATCAGACAATGCTAAATCAACAGCTAAACAAACTCTTCTATATTGTCCACCACTAAGCAATCCCAAACTTCTAGATTGTCCATTTAATATTACATCAGTTGTAATTTTCATATTATCATTTTTGAATATTATCTTAACTGGAACTTCAAATAGTTCTTGAACATAATTATTAGATTTAACCATAACTTCATTTAAAACAGAACCAAAAATATAAGATTTGATTTCTTTAAAGCCTGATTTAAGAGTTTCTAATTGATTTATTCTTATTTTTTTATTATTAACTATCTTATTTAAATCTTCACCTTTTTGATTAATTTCTGCTTGATTTTTAACTAATTTCTTCAATTCTTGGTTTAAATCCATTAAATGATCAGTAGTTTGTTTATCTATTAATAATTTTTTAAGCTCTTTTTGTTCTTCTGCTAAATCTGAAATATCTACAACTCCATATTCTGGTAATTTAGATTCCAATCTTTTAATAAACTCCCTCTTTCCATTTACTTGACTTTCTAAATCTTTCATTCTTGATTTATGTAATTTAATATCATTAATATCTTCTGTAGTAACTTCTATAGCATTTTTAAAAGCTTTTAAATGTCTAGATAATTGATCTTTATCAGATTCTAATTGTTCTTTGTTAGAATCTCCGATTAAATTCATCTCAGAAGTTAAGTCCTCAATTTCACCATCTAGTTTTAAAATGACTTTGTTCATATCTTGCAATTCTTCATTCAAATTTTTGATTTCTTCTTCAGCATGTGAAGTATCTTGATTATCTAACATAGTTCCACAAGTAGGGCATTCTTTTGTAGGATTTTTAATAAAATCTTTTAATTCTTCGATGGAACTTAAGATTTTTTCAGGTTTTCCTTCAAAATTTTGAATAGATTTGATGTTTCTATCTATATTATCTTGAAGTCTTATTTTTAAAGCTTGATTTCCTTCAATAGTTCCAAGATTTCCCGATATTGTTTGTAATGCTGATTCTAATTCAACTACATTTTTATTTTGAGTTTCTATTAATCTTTGATGATCTTCAATAGTCATTTTACTTTCATTTGATTTTGATTCATTCAATTTTTCTAATTTTAAAGAGAGTTCTTCTTGATACATCTCAATTTCTTCTTTTTTTAATTTTAAATTTGCTTTTACTTGATCTTCTCTTTCCGCCATTCTTTGTTTATTAACTTTCAAAGCATTATTTAAATCTTGTAATTCATTATCTACTTGAATCTTACGATCTTCTATTCTATTATCTACTTGTTTCATTAAATCTGATTGATGACTAAATTCTATTTCTAATTTCTCATGTTCAGAATCTAATTGTTCTAATCCTCTATTTTCTACTTTTAACATTTCATGAGCTTCTTTTCTAGCTTTTTCAAAGATTTCCAAATCTTGAATTTCAGATAATATCTTACCTTTTTCTTCTTGAGTAGCTGAAATAAATTTCTTTTCAAAATCTTGAGCAAAATAAATTGTTTGAACAAATGTATCAAAAGACATTCCTACTAGTTCTTCTATCAATTTTTGAGTTTCTTTTGCATCTTTTCCAACAACTTTTTGACCTTCTGAAGTAAGCATGAATAAATCATTTGGTTTTCTAGATCTTACTATGGCTACAATATCAGAATCTACCAATCCTACTACAACAGCACAAGTCTTCTGACCGGTTCTTATTACTTCATCAATCTTAGCATCTTTGGGAAGTTTTCCATATAGTCCCCAAGAGAGAGCATTTACAATAGCAGATTTACCAGAACCTTCTGAATTGTTATCATCATAATTAAATCCTTTGATTAAAGTAACTCCATCTTCAATATTAAATGAAAGACTTTCCCAAGACAAAAAATTGTTAGCTTTTACTGATTTAATCATTTCTTTACTACCTCTAAAATTTTAAGACCTAAATCTATTGTGGGTTTATCTAATTTTCTAATATCTTTGGACCATGTTTTAAATTGATCTACATTATCTAAAGTATCTGATATTTTAGAATCTAGATCTGTAGCATCTGGACGTTCTATAAATTTGATTTGTGGATATTTATCTCTTGGGAATATATTTATATTTTCTTGTTTTCCAGTAAGTATTATTCTGTAGTAGTTTTTAGGTTCTTTTAAAATTTTATCTGTTAAATGATCTAATTTTGTATCCGCACGACATCCAATTTCCTGAGTTATATGTTTTGGAAAATTGGTTTCTATCAATTCTAAATTTCCAGTTTCAGAATCTAATTCTGCTAAATATTTGACTTGATTTGATTCACCAAAACTTTGACTGAATGGTGAACCTAGATACATTATATTACCTTGTTCTTGATGTTTATGAAAATGACCTGCAATTACTCTTTTGAACTTAGAAAAAGCTTTAGGAGTTAAATTACAATCTGCAAGATGTCCATTTCCATAATCAAATCCTTTAATCTCATTATGCATAAAAAGAATAGGATTCCCTTTTGCATATTTAAGTTTTTTCTTAAATTCATCTAAATCCTTCATATAAGGCATGAAATACATGTTATCTATCATCTTAGCTTCATCTATGATTTCTACATTAGATAATTCTTTAAATACCTCTAAGGCATGTTCTAAGCACTCTGATGAGAAATAATCATGGTTTCCTACTAATATAATATGTTCTAAATTAGCTTCATCTAAACTAAATTGTTTATGTACGAAATTTAAAGCTTTACCTCTAATGATTTCTTTAGTATTAAACATATCTCCCAACCAAATTACTTTTGATATAGAATGTTTGGTGGTATATTCTCTAATAGTTTTAAACAAAGCTTCTGCTTTATCTAAATTTTTATTAGTGAAATGAGGATCTCCAATGATTAGATATTTGCTCATTTTTCAATTACCTTAAACCCTTCTGCAGTTATTGTCATATTTATTTCGGTTGGAAGTGGGATCTGTTTATTATTCTCATCTACTAAAGCTTTAGCGTAATGATTCTTCATTGCTCTCCATCTTACTTTAGCACCAAGTCTAACTTTTATACCCTGCCTTTGAACATCTACCCAACCAGTTCTTTGTGATTGTAGAATAAGAACTGAAAGGAATGCTAAAGCTTTACCTCCAGCAGCTATCTTACCTACACTACCGATATTATCATAAGTGTAATTGACAATCAAAATAGCTACTGGATCTACTTGCATTCTAGCTATCATAGTATTTAAACCCATTCTGTTGGTTTTAGCAGCTCCACCTGGTTTTTGATTATCTTTAGTTAAATCAAGTTCTGAATCTCTCATTGAAACTGTATTTCCATAAGAATCAAATACTAATAATATTTTTTCTTTTGGATAATCTTCGAAAAATTGATTCCAAAGTTTTAATGCACCATCCCAAGCTTCTTCAGTAATTCCACTAGAAACGGTCATTACTCCATCTGGATTGATTCCTTTTATTACTAAATCAGCAGGTCCAGTTTTACCTTCAGTTTCTACATAAATAATTCCATAACCTTGATCTTGAGCTCTTTTCATTGCTTCTAGAGCTAATGAAGTTTTACCAGTATCTGAATCTCCTGCAATTTGAGTTATTTTTCCAAATTGTAAACCAGGAACTCCATAATTTTCAAGCCACCAATCAGGCATTATAATATAATCTTCTGGATTACTTGAGATGTCTGGTAAAGAGTCACCTAATCCCATTTGATCAGCTCTTTTTTTATCATTTTTAAAAGATGCTTGTACTTTATTTATTGTTTTATTAAAATCAAATTTGCTCATTAATTACTCCCTCTCTAAATTTCTATATAAAATATGTGCATGGTCAAATATTTTAATGTGACCTTTAATCCAATCTTTTAAGGATTCTAATTCTTCTGAAGTTTGTCTAATTGTTGAATAATTTTTATCTTCTGCTACATTTATCTTTTTTTCAGATATTGTTTTTGCTTCTGCCATTCTAATAGATTGAGAATAAGTAGCATCTTTTACAGTTGTAATTTTAGCTATATCATCATTTACATTCCTTAAAAAAGAAATTAAAATAGCTTGAATCAGTAAAAATTGAGCAGCTCTATCTTTAGATTCTGACATACCTTTAGCTGTAACTGCAATTAATTCTAAATTTTCATCTACTAATTTTTCAATTTGGTTAAAATCCATTATTTATACCTCTTTTATATAATACTTTATATTGACTGAAAAGTAAAATTAAAACTTAAATCCTACACCAACCCCAAGAGTATTATTTACTCCCATTTGAGCATGTAAACCCACTA